GCCGAGGACGACGAGGTGCCGGGCCTGCCGACCGAACGTCCCTCCCTGAAGGCCGGCAAGCCGGCTTGGGTCGGGTGGGCGGTCGCCGAGTCCGAGCGTCGCGGTGACCCGATCACCCCCGACGCCGCGGAGGCGCTCACGAAGGACGACCTGATCGCTGCCTACGGCACCGACCCGGTCGCGTAACACCCACTCGAGGAGGCCAGCGTGTCGATCTACGGTGACTACGTCATCCCGCCCACGCTGGCCTCCTCGTCGGACCTCACCACGTACTCGCCGACGATCGCCCCGCCGGCGAACGTGAACCAGATCCTCGCGGAGTGCACCCGCATCGTCCTGGAGGCGACCGAGGGCGCCATCTACGACGTCGACACGCTCACCGGCCTGGCGACGGACACTCAGATCAAGAACGCGCTGCGCGACATGACCTGCGCGCAGGCTGCCGCGTGGATCAAGCTGGGCATCGACCCCGACCTTGGCGGCATCCCGACGACGGCGACGAAGACGTCGAAGAAGATCGGCACCGCCGCCGTCACCTACTCCGACGCTGAGGCCCAGTCGGTCGCCGCCATGCGTCAGGCCGCTCTCGTCGGTCTCGTCCCCGCTGCGGCCCGCATAGGCCGCCTCAACGACCTTCTCGGCAACCAGCCGTACGCGATCTGATGTCCGCCTCCGACCTCGCCGACATGTACGTGCACACCGCTTCGGTGGAGACGTACACGGGGACCACCGCTGACGGGGTCGACCTGTACGCTGCCGCGGTGAACGTGGCCTGCTACGCCGAGGGGCAGCGACGCGTCGTGCTGAATGCCGACGGTGAGCAGGTTGTCAGCGAGACGACCCTGTATGCCGACCCGGCGTCCGCGGCCACGTTCGCGCCCCTCTCCCGGGTGACGGTGCTCGGCGACACGTCTCGCGTGATCCGGGTGAACACTTTCACGTCCGGCGCTCTCGACCTGCCGGACAACATCGCTGTCGCGCTCACCTAGGAGGCCACCGTGCTGTCGCTGAAGAAGGTGTTCTGTCGGCACTGTGGCGTCGGGGCGTGGGTCATCGACGGCGACATGTCGCTGCTCATCGGCCACCTGCGCCGTGTGCATCCGAGGGCCTGATGGCTGCCGACTGGGAGATGGACTTCTCCGGCTTCGACGAGTTCGCCGCATCAATCCCTGAGGTCATGCCGATCGCGCTCCTGCGCGGCGCTGAGCATGTGCGCGGTGTCGCGACCGAACTCGCCCCGATCGAGGAAGGCGACCTGCGCGCGTCTATCGGCGCGCGCCTCGTCGGCGATGAGGCTTGGATCGAGGTCAACTCGGTGTACGGGCGGTACCAGCATTACGGTCTCGACTTCCGACACCCTCGCGGCGGGCAGGCCCTCTACCTCGAGCAGCCCATGGTGACCGAGGCGGCGGCCGTGCAGCAGATCGTCGCCGACACCGTCAGAGAGGCGAACGGGCTATGAGCGTCGCCTCCGACCTCACCAACGCTGCCGCCACCCTCGCAGCGTCCTCCACTGCGGGCCTCACCTGGCGCTCAGACGGCACCGCCTACGCGGTCAGCGAGACAGGCATCTACCGGAAACGTCTGCCCGATGGTCTCCGCGGCCTCGCGATCACAGTCGTGATGCAGGAGGACGACCCTGTTCAGCCGCTGGGTCGCGCGATGATCCAACTGAAGGCGCGCGGCACCAAGAACAGCCCCACCGACCCGGACGACATCCTCGACGCGTGCTTCACCGTCATGCACGGGGTGCGCGGCCTCGTCGCGGGATCCTGCACGATCCTTCAGCTCCTCCGCGGTGTGCGCGTTCCGATGGGTGACGACAGCGCAGGCGCGTGGGAACTGATCGATCAGTACTACGCCGACCTCGACTACCCGTCGACGCCCCTTCGCCCTGATGCCGGGTACTGGTGAACGAGACCGAGTTCGTGGTCGGCACAGTCGTCATGGCGTGCCCGGAGTGCCCCGCTGAGATTCCCATCACGGTGACTGGTGTGCTCACCACGGATGACGAGGGCCGACAGTACCTCCGCTGCGACCCCGACATGAGTGACCTGTGGGCTCACTCGTGGACGCACGCCTGACACCACCTTCCTCCTGGCCCCGCAGGACCCATCCGCCCCTCCGGGGGCATCACTGCCCCAATGCCTGAGGAGGCACCAGCATGACCACCGCACTCGCATCCCGGATGAAGGTCGATGTCTCGACCGACAACACCAACTGGACGCCGCTGCGCGGCATCACCGACCTGAACCCCGGGAATCCGAACCCGACGAACCAGGACGTCACCGATTACGACAACGGCGGTTGGCAGGACTTCGAGAAGACCGTCCACGGGTGGTCGCTCGTCGCCAAGTGCCGTCGCAAGACCACGACGGGCACGTTCGACCCGGGCCAGGAGCTCGCGCGCCTCGCCGACGACCAGCTCGGCGACAACGGCAAGCTGTACGTCCGCTGGTACGACCGCAACGGTGCCCCCGAGGCGTACACCGGTCTCGCGATCATCACGTACGCGCAGTCGAAGACGGGCGCGGTCGACTACGACGAGGTGACGATCACCTTCACCGGATCCGGTGCTCGCACCGCGATCGCGAACCCGTTCGCTCCGGCAACAGCCCCGGTGATCCTGAAGGTCGCCGCGGTCCTCACCGAGCCGGCGGGCACGGGCGCGCAGATCAAGATCACCGGTTCCGGATTCACCGGAACCGTGGCGGGCACGGGCGTCAAGTCGGCCGCCGCCGCGTGCGTGCCGTTCGCGGTCGTTTCGGACTCGCTCATCATCGCGACGCTGCCGTCGCAGTCCGCTGGAGCGACGGCCATCACCGTCACCAACGCGACCGGCGTGTCCAACTCGGTCAACTACACGCGCGGCGCGTAGTTCCAACTCTCCTGGCGCCCGTATGGGGATGCGGGCGCCAGGAGACCCTCCCCACTCATCCCTGATCCCCAAGGAGCATCATGGGCAAGTTCCAGGACTACCTCGAGGTCGTCGAGCCGCTCGAACTACCGCTCAACGGCAAGGTGTACCGAATCCCGGAAGTGTCGCGGGAAGACGGCATCCGCTTCCGCATGGCGGTCGACGAAGCGGAGGGCTTCGAGCCGCTCACCGACGAGGAGACGTTCCGGATCTTCCTCGGCAGCGCCTACGACGAGATGATCGCCGACAAGGTGTCGCAGGCCTTCATTCAGCGATGCCTCGACACGGCCATGGCTGACCACCTGTCCGGCCGTCTGGTAGCCGAGATCATGTGGACCACAGGTGGCGACCCAAAAGCGGTGAAGCAGTACGTGACGGACAACGCACCGAACCGGGCCGCACGCCGGGCGACGAATACGGCCGCGGCGACTACGACGAAGTCACCGAAACGTGGGAATGGTACGAGCTCCCGCCGGAGCTGACCGACCACCGCCTCGAGGTCACGCTCGCGGACGTTGTTGAGCAGTGGCGCCTTGTCGTGTTCGATTTCCGCGCGATCCTTCATTTCGACGTGACCGAAGTGAAGAACTTCCGCCTCTTCATGTACTACGTCTCGGGATTGCTCGGCCACCCCGATAGTTCCCTCCGATCTCATTTCGCCCCACGGGAGGGTTCCGATGGTCAACGAGGGACCGACGACAGCGGCGACGCTGATCGCGAAGTTCAAGGGTGACACCTCCGATGTTCTCGGCAAGATCGAGACGGTCAAGGCCGCAGCGATCGAACTTGGTGCGATCGACCCGACAGTCTCCATCGACGAGCACGGCGCAGCGTCCACGATCGCGAAGATCGAGGGTGTTGAGGCTGCTGCTGACGGGCTGGGCAAGGCGAACGAACGTCTGCGAGTCTCCTCGAACCGGCTCGCGCAGGCGAACCAGGGCCATCTGCAGCAGTGGCAGCTCATTGCGTTGGTGATCGCCTCCCTGATCCCTCTCATGGGGCCGCTGCTGGGCTACACGGTGGCGGTGTCGGGCGCACTGGGTGGCATGGGTGCTGCTGGAGTGCTGGCGGTCCTCGGTATCAAGCGGGCGATGCAGGACGGCACCGCGACCGGTGCCGTCTACCGTGACGGGCTGACGAAGCTGCAGGGAGTCCTCCACACCCTGGAGGACTCGTCCGCGGCGGCGATGCTGACCAGCTTCAGCGTGGCCGTGGGTTCAATCACGCGGGCGCTGCCTTCTCTGAATGGTCAGGTGTCCACGTTTGCCGGGCTTCTCGGGTCCGCGGGCAGCTATGCCCTGACCGGCATCATCAACCTGCTCCGGATCGCGAATCCGCTGTTCGTCGCGGGCGGCCGCTACGTGCTGACCTTGGCCCAGAACTTCGAGCGGTGGACGTTGGGCGGTCAACTGCAGCGGTTCGTGTCGTACTCCCTGACGCAGCTTCCACAGGTGGAGCGGATGCTCGGAAATCTGGCTGCGGCAGTCGTCCACGTGGTGCAAGCTCTTTCGCCCCTCGGCAATGTGGCCATACAGGCGCTCGGGATCCTCGCCGGCATGCTGCGCGACCTTCCCTCGGACCAACTCCTCACCATCGTCGCCGGTGCCGCAGCAGGATATGTGGCCTTCCAGTCCTGGCAGAAGCTGGTGCCGATCCTCGCCGCGGTTGCAGAAGGCGTCGGCGCGGTGAACCTGGCAACGTCATTGTCGGGCGGCGCGGTCGGCATCGCGGTGGCCGCGATCGGCGCTCTGGCGGGCATCTTCGCTGGCGCTGCGCTCGCGACGGATACCGCGACGCAGTCGGAGCAGAACTACACGGCGGCGATCGAAGCGGCGAATGGTGCCATCGACGAGAACGTGAAGAAGATCGCCGCGAAGGCTCTGCTGGATGATGGTTCGCTCGCGGCCGCGAAGAAGCTCGGCATCGCCACGTCCCTCGTCGTTGAAGCGACGCTCGGGAACGCGGCCGCGCAGGATCTTCTGCAGCAGAAGCTTGCTGCCGCCGAGGAACAGTACAACGGGTTCGCGAAGGGTCAGCACGGTTTGACCCTGGAGCAGCGGCAAGGGATGGATGCCGTGACCACGCTGACTGCCGGTTACGCGGAGCAGTCCGGTGCGATCCAGCAGACAATCGCTGACAACAACCTGCTGGCCGGCTCCCTGAACACGGTCGCCCTCACTACGGGGATCACGAAGACTCAGTTCGACGAGCTGAAGAAGAGCATCGACTCGATCCCTGACCATGTCGCTGTGGGCATCACTCTCACGGGTGACGGTCACCTGATCTACTCCGACGCCCGCAACCAGCACGAGGGGCACGCGGGCGGCGGCACGGTCGGAGGAGTCGGCTCGACAACCTCGGACTCGAATCTCATCCGCGCCTCGCGGGGTGAGGAAGTCATCCAGGCTTCGTCTGCAGCGAAGGTGCGACCTTTGCTGAAAGCGATCAACGCGAACCCGGATGTGGTGATGAGGATGCTCGCCTCGAGTTCGTCGACGTCGTATACCTACCCGACGACGATGATCGTGCAGGCTGATCCGACGGATGCCTTCACTGACTTCCAGCGGCGCCAGAACCTGCGGGCGGCATGATGACGGCCGTCAGCGGCACGACTACCTTTCAGCTCGGTTCGGGCCCCACCTTGGGGTCGATCGACGGCAACGGGGTCATCTGGCGGGTGAATCAGGACGGTTTCCTAGGCGGCGGCGAGCCTGGAACCACCCTCGACCCGCAGCCGAACGTTCGCGCGCGCGGCACGTGGTCCGGGGACTCCAACACCCTCGGGCGCACGATCTCCCTCTCTGGCACGATCCATGCGCCGACGCCAGCGCTGCTGAACGCTGCGATCGACTCTCTGATCAACGCGGTCTCGACAGCCGGCTTCACCTTGACAGTCACTGAGTCGGGTGTGCCCTACACCCACTTCGTGCGCCGCTCCGGCGAGACACTGGTGCCCAAGATCACGAACGTCATGGCGGCGTACTCGATCCAGGTGCACGCTGACGACCCCCGCAAGCTGGGCGCCGTTCAGACTGGCACGACGGGCCCGCTGAGCTCGTCGGGTGGTCTGACGATCCCGTTCACGATCCCGTTCACGATTTCGGCAACGACCGTCTCGGGTGTGGTGTCGCTGACGAACCCGGGCAACACGACCGGGCCGGTCGTGATCGAGTTCGACGGCCCCGTCACCGCACCGTCGGTCGCGCACACGAACGCTGCCGGCCAGACGGTCACGTGGGCGTCGTCGCAGGTGCTCGCGCCCGGGGAGTTCCTGATCGTTGACATGGACAACCAGATCGCTCTCGCGCAGGGTCAGGCGAACCGCGCCGCGTACATCACCAACCCCGGCTGGTCTGGGTTCGAGGTGGGGCTGAACACGTGGACGTTCCTGCAGGGCGGCTCCAACCCGACCGCGCTGATGAAGGTCACCGCGACAGGGGCTAGGAAGTGAGCGTCGTCTACAAGGCTGTCGAAGCCGTGTCGGGTGTTCCTATCGCTGACCTGCCCAACTTCACGGTCGATGCGCTGCGTTTCACCTTGGGCCGGCCGGAAACGATGGTCGGGTATCTGCCGATCTCGGGCGATAAGAAGGCTCCAGAGAACTGGGTTGCTGCGTCGGACCCGTGGTGTGTCGCGATCCTGCCCATCGAATCGTCGAACGGCCAGGTTCTCGGGTCTGGGATGTACATCAACGGTCGCACGCGCACTCAGGGCGACGTCGCGACGATCCCGCTGGTGTCTGGCGAGGGTTACCTTGATCGGCGGCAGACGGGCGCATACGCGCCCGTGCTGGTGGATCAGAACACGATCCTTGGGCAGCTGGTGACCCAGTTCGCGATCACGCCGTCGCTGGCTGGTCTGAACGGTTGGCCCGCGTCCGTCAACGTGATCGGTGCCGCTGGGAAGACCCGGACCCGCACCTACGCGGTGGCGGATCGGAAGACGTTGCTGTCGAACCTGACGGAGCTGATGGGGGACCTCGGCGGCCCCGAGTGGACTGTCACCTGGCAGCACCTGACGGGACCGGAACGGTACTTCCCCGTCTTCAACGTCGGCACCCGCATCGGTACCCCCGCTGCTGCTGGTCTGCTGCCGAACGTGTCATTCCAGCTCGGCGGCACCCTCCCGGGCGGGTCGCTGACCGATTTCGCGTACACGGAGGATTGGTCGAACGGGAACGGCGCGAACTACATCGCCGCGTACGGCCTCACCGATGCGACCACCGGCCTCTCACCGCAGCAGGTCGCCGCCTACACGGGTAACCCGCGACAGCTTGAGATCGACTACGTCTTCAACCCGTCTACGTCGATCAGCGACAGCGCCACACTGCTGAACCACGCGCAGACGCAGTTGGCGATCATGCAGAAGGGCACCCGCTCGCTCGCGTTGACGGTGAGGGGCAACAAGGTGCCGCAGTTCGGCATCGATTTCTTCCTCGGTGACGACTGCCAGTACAAGATCGGCGGGAAGACTGTGGATGGAGCCGAGTCGATCCCGAGCCTCCCTGGTGGCTTGTCGGGTGTGACACGTGTGATCGGGGTGCAGATGCGGCCTGACATTCCCACCCCTACGACGACCCCGATTCTGGGTGGTGTCTGATGCCGATCGGTGATCAGGTAGGCAGGGGTGACGACGACGTCGTGCGCCGCCTGGGGGCGCTCGAGTCGGCGTATCAGGTGATCCTCGGGATAGCCGGGAGTGCGAAGGCTCTCGCGGCGGCGATCCAGACCGGCCTCGGAAACCTCGCCTCGTCAGGTACTACCTGGGCTGGTCCAGTCTCCAGCCCGAGCTTCGTCAACGGCTCAACAGGGGCGTTCTCGTCCTCCTTGAGTTCCGTGGGTGCCTACAACACCGACGTCTCGCTGCTGGCTGGTGCCCGCCAGACGGTGTGGCAGCACAACTCCGGCATCTACGGATTCGCGCCGTCGTCGGAGAAGACGAAGGCCAATCTCAAGGCGGTTCCGTTCACCGCCGCAGATGTGCGGGCGGTCTCGCCGTTCATGTTCCAGTACAAGGCGCAGTTGGCCATTCGAGACGACCCGACGAACGAGCAATACGATCCGGATTACGTCGTCCCGTGGGAGATCGGCCTCATGGCGGAGCACCTCATCGCCCACAAGATGAGCTGCTTCGTTTTCTGGGATGAAGACGGCGTGACGCCGCGAGGCATCAACTACGACCTGTTCGGCGCAATCGCTCCGCTCGTCGTGCTGGCCGACCAGGAGGCGCGCCTCGTCGCTGCCGGGCTCTAGGGCTTGAAAGCCGTGTCGCACTCCGGGTGCGCGGGGTCAGGGATCGGAATGTGGAAGCAGATGTCGGGGAAGCATGAGGTGTCGTTGACGCCGTCGTTGCTGTTCGCGCTGCTGCCGGCGGGACACCTGATCGGACCACCCGCGCTCGACGAATGATGCGCGGCGGCAGCCTGAGCGGCAGCCGCCGCTGCGGCCTGCTGAGCGGCTAAGTCCTGTCGAGCCTTTTCGTCGGCTGCCGCCTGCTGGCTGTCCTGTGCGATCTGTGCCGACTCCGTGACCTCGGCGTGCGACAGCAGCGGAGCATCCGCGACCGCCCGCGGCGCGGGCGCGGTGTTCGCCTGACGCGCCGCCCAAGTCGAACCGCCAACGTAGGCGAGCGCGACGGTGAGAGCGGTCGCGACGACGACCGCGGCAACCTTCCGGCGGCTGGTCGGCTGCTTGAGGGTGTCGCTGGGCAACTTCTGATTCGTGTTCATGGCGCGCTCACTTAACCGCCGCCAGTCCCTTCTGTCTACCCCCCGTTTGAGGAGAGCCCATGGGTGCCAACGTCTGGCCAGCCAACGCCGTAACCGGATCTCCCTCATACCAGGGGCGCGCCTTGCGGCAGACCTCCGTGGCTCCTGGCCTCGCGGGTGCGTCCACCGCACGGCCCGCGGGCGCGTTCTCGGGTGTCCGGCCTGGGACATCCAACGCGATCGTCACGGCGACCACCACCACCTGGACGGTGACCCCGTTCGGCGGAGTCATCGACGCGGAGGCGTCGAACGTGGCAGGCCCGTACGGGTACTTCTTCGATACGAACCAGAGCGGCTCGCTGACCGCCGCAGCAGGGTCGACGCGTCTTGACCGTCTGGATGTCGTCGTGTCAGACCCGGCCGAGGATGGCTCGGGCGCCGTGAGCATTGCGATCGTGAAGACGGACGGTGTCGCAGGATCCGGTGTCACTGCCGCGGCACCGGCACGCTCCCACCCTCTCGCCGTCATCAGCGTCCCGAGCGCCGGGTCTCCGACCGTGATCTGGGCGGCCACCTACTGCGTGGCCGCCGGCGGGGTGCTCCCGGTCCTCACCTTCGCGCTTCTGCCGGCGTCGGCTGGCCAGGTTGGTCAAAAGGCCGAGGTCTTCGCCGACTCGACTGCAGCGAACAACATGATCTACCGCTGGAACGGCAGCGTCTGGAAGCCGTGGGACTCGGACTGGATCACCTACACGCCGACCCTGACTGGCGTCGCGATCGGCACTGGCGGTTCTGCGACGAACACCGCGGCATACCGTTTCGTGGCGGGTCAGGTGAAGGTCCGCGGGGTCATCACTCTCGGCAGCTCAGGTTCGAGCGTCAGCGGCACGATCGTCGTCACCCTTCCGGTGACGGCGCTGGCGCTTCGGCACCCGTACCAGCGGTACGACGGTGCTGCGACCTTCTACGACCTCAGCGCTGTGCAGAACTACTACAGCGCCCCGACCGCGAACAACGCCTCGGTGACGGACATCAACATTCTGTCGTTCTACGGCACGAACGGCCTCCGCGCCGGTACCGGTGCTTCGACTCCGTTCACGTGGGCGGCTGGCGACTCGATCTCGTACGACCTGACCTTCGACCCGGCGTAAGGAGGCGACGCTCGTGATCGTCGTCCAGACCTTCAACCGCGCAGGGTGGCCAGTCAACTCCACGATCGAGCTGGAGGACGCCACCGCGGCTGCGGTGCTGACAGCGGCACGGGACTTCGAGCGCGAGACCGGCGTCGACCTCAAGGGCGACCTGGTTGCGGTGCCGGCCGGTGGCCTGCGTCCGGTGCCGTGGATCGTCGAGATGCAGTGGGCGTTCGACCACCGCCATTCGACGGGGGCGGACAAGGCCAAGAGCCTCGCCCTGTACGTGCACTACAACATGGACCCGGACAGCAACGCGCGCCCGGTGCTGACCAGCCCGCATCGCTATGGCTTCTGCGCCGACATCGCTGATGGCCGGTTCCTGGCGTGGCTGAAGTCTCCGGACCCGCACCGTCCCGGTCACAACATCGCCGCGCGTTACGGGCTGGTGTTCACGCTGCTGAAGGAGAACGACCTCCGGCACGCGCAGTTCTTCCCCGGAACGGCGACGGCGGCGCTGGATGTCACCACCCTCGACGGTTCGGCACCGATTCCCACCCCTCAGCGAAAGGACCCCACGATGACCGTCGTCTACCAGATGACTGACGCAGCCGGCGCCCCGATCAACGACTGGACGCGAGGCGGCCTCGCGGTCCTGCCGATCGGCACGTTCCCCGGCGGCTACGAAGCCACCGCAGACGAAGCCACCGCGCGGCTTTGGATCAGAGATGCCGGGCAAGAGACCACTGGCCCCTTCCGCTCCGACCATGACACCATCGTCGCCCAGCAGAAGTGGTGGGCCAACGAGTACGCGCTCCACCAGGCCGCGCTAGGCAAGCTGATCGCCGCCAATGCGGGAGGTGGCATCGGTGCGACTCCCGCTCAGGTCGCCGCGGCCGTGCAGGCGATCCTGAACGACGACTTCGCCGCTCTGGCCAAGCAGGAGGGCACCGACCAGGCGGCGCTGCTCGCCGCGATCAGCCAGGTGGACGAGAACACCCTCGCCACCTTCGGCCTCAAGCGGGCATGACCGTCGACCCGTGGGTCGTCACCGCGGCCCAGATCGTCGCATGGGTGGTCTGCGCGGTCGTGGTGCTCGTCGCGTTCGTGAAGGCGTACCCGTTCGTCCGGAAGGCCTTCAAGCTCGTCGACGCTCTGACCGACTTGCCTGACTTCATCGAGAAGACGACCACCACCCTGTCGACGCAGGACGAGCGGATCGCGGAGATCCATCACGAGACGCACGAGAACAACGGCTCGTCGATCAAAGATTCCCTGCGCCGCACCGAGAACGCTCTCGATCGTGTCGAGCGGGGTGTGAAGGGCCTGTACGACCGCATGGACCTGGCCGAGCGTGAGCTCGAGCAGACACGACCTCGACCCCCGAAACCGATCACTCCGCGGAAGCGGACCCCGAAGAAGGAGTAACGCATGACCATCAACAAGTACCTCGCCGGGCTGCTGAGTTTCGCGCTCGTCATCCTCGGCGCCCTCGTCGCGATCCCGTCCGGGGCCCTGGACTGGAAGGCGGCGATCCAGCTCGCGATCGTCGGGGTCAGTGCCGCGATCACCCTTCTGGTGCCGCTCGTGCCGTCCGTGAAGTGGCAGGGCATCCTCAAGACGGGCATCCCGGTCCTGCTGACCGTGCTGAACGGCCTCACGCCGCTGATCGTCGGCGGGGTCTATGACCACGTCACCATCGGCTTGATCGTGCTGAACGGCTTCCAGGTCCTCGCCTCCGAACTCGGCGTGCAGGTCCGCACCGACCCCGACATCCCGGCTTCGGCCGTCACGGTCAACAACATCGGCGAATAGATCCACGAACGAGGCCCCCGGGCTCGTCTCTTTGAGGCGGGCTCGGGGGCCTTTTCTGCGTTACCGGGTCGACGCCTGCGTGTGCTTCTCCACCTCGGCCCTCGACAGGACGATCACACGATCGCTGACCTTCTGCACCGACGCGAACCGCCCAGCGTCGATGAGCTGCAGGATCCGCTGCCGGGTCACACCGAGCAGGCTGGCCGCCTCGGCGACGCCGATCAGGTCCGGGATGTGCGTCCAACCCTCACGCCGGTCGAACTCGGCTTCCGTGAGGATCTCCGCGACCTCGAGGACGGGGCGCAGGTCCGCGTTCCACCTGGCCAGCGACCGTTCGACGACGGAGTCGCCGAACTGGAGCGCCTGCTCGACCGACTCGGCCGGCAACGTCATCCGCACTGACAGGTTGCCGGTGGGAGAGCCTCCGACGCTGACGTGCATGCTCTGCAGGTCATCCATCAGGAAGTCGGCCAGGTCGTCGTTGACGGTGACGCCGGCGTATTCCAGAAGCGTGCTGTACATGGTGGTCCTCTCGGTCAAAGGGTGAGCCCCGCCGCCGCTGAGAGGGCGGCGGGGCTCGTGTCAAGAAGGAAGGTGTTGCAGGATGGTGACCCGGGGAACCGGGGCACTTTGTCTGCCCCGGTTCCCCTTTGCGGCTACCGTTTAGGCGGCCACTTGAACCCGGCCCTGCGGGCCGCTGCGATGCTGTTACGCACCGAGCGGAAATCGCTCGCAGTTCCCGAGAAGGTCACGACCAGCCGTCCGTCGCGGTACACCATGACGTGCTGCTTGGTCGTGATCTCGACCTCGAAGCCCTGCTTGCGCATTGCCTCGATGATCTTCTTCAGGTCCTTGTCCATCTTGCCTCCTTCCTTTCTCCTTGACAAGAAAAGTCTAGCGCATCGCTTGTCGTATGACAAGCGCAGACCGGAAGAAGATCAGAGACTCGTGACGGCGCCAGACCACAACCAGGCGCGATGCTCCTGACCGTCAGGGGTCACCCACTTCACCGCAACAGCCCTCGCAGTCCACGCGGTGATCAGACCCTCGACCCGAATCGACGCTGAGCCGTAACGCACCCACGCCCGACACGGGACAGCTCGCGGCGGCCTCGTCACCGGCTCATGCTCTAGGTCGAGCTCGGCAGGCGTGAGCGACTGAGGGGCGTGGTCGCGCATCATCATCCGGTCGATGCCGCGATCGACGGATGCCGCGGTTCCGCGCGTCTGACCCATGCCGCTCCGGAATGTGAATCCCTGCCGGCCGCGGGGAAAAGGTGTGGGGGCCGCCGGACCTCGGAGTTCTCCGTCTTACGCCGGCGGCTTGACGATGATGCTACTTGGTGGGTGCGTCAGAAGTCGTTGAGGGTGATCGAGGCTCCGTCAGCAGCGCACGAGTGGGCGACGTTTTGCGCTGCCAAGAGGAATGCCACCCCTGCATCCGAGTCACCGCCGACGAACCCGTCGGACAGAGTGACAACGTCGCTCAGGTCGGACTTCACAGCCCCGGAGGCCTCGTCGTGCGCTTCCACGGCCGCCGACACCAAACTGTCGCGCGCCGCACCGACGAGCTCGGCACCCATCTTGTCTTTCACCGAAATGGCCAGCGCGTTGTAGGCCTTCTCGAAGTCCGAGCAGGCCTGGGCGTTCTTGGAGTGCGGGATTGCGAGCACGACGATGGTGACGACCAATGCGACGACTACGAGAGGGGCAAGGACCTTCAGCCACAGAGGCACCGCCTTGAGCCAACTAGGAGCAGGTGCCGGTGGGGTTTCGACGGGCGGCTCAGATGGTTCGGTCATCGGATGCTCCTGATCTCGATTGGCCCCGAGCCTAGCGATGTCGGTGGGTTCCGGCACCCTCCCCTTCATGGCACAGTTGACCGCTCTCGACACCCGCATCCTGGAGTTCGCGGAGCGTCGCGAGCAGAACCCGCGACTGCCGATCGGTCAGGTCATCACCGAGTTCGAGGTGTCGCCGGCTCGGTACACGCAGATGCTCATGCATCTGGTGCAACGGCCCGAGGTCGTCGCCGATCCGCGGTGGACGATGATGGCGAAGCGGATCCAGAAGGTGATGTCGGGCGCGACCGAGGCGCGCGCGGCTCGCACGTTCCGCCGAGCAGGTTAGAAGTCTTCACGCACCATTCATGAGCGTGA